GTAATAGCAACCAGGGTGCATGGAATAGCGGTGTAACACCTTATAATCCAAAATCAACTAGCTCCTATAACAATGACCAATTTGGATATAGAAACTATCAAAGTCGTTTACCAGAAGTGTATACTGGTCACCCAAATCGTATTGAACGATACAATCAATATGAAATGATGGATGTAGATGCTGAAATTAATGCATGTTTAGATATTATTGCTGAGTTCAGTACACAGAAAAACGAACAAAATAATACACCTTTTGAAGTTGAATTTACAGAAGAACCAACACCCCATGAAGTTGAATTGATTAAAAAGCAACTACAGCAATGGTGTAAACTCAACGAATTTGATACAAGAACATTTAAAATATTCCGTAATAGTATCAAGTACGGTGACCAAGTATTCATTCGTGACCCAGAAAATTTCAAGCTATACTGGGTAGATATGACTAAAATAACAAAAGTTATTGTTAATGAAAGTGAAGGTAAGAAACCTGAACAATATGTTATTAAAGATATTAACTTAAATTTACAAAATTTAACGGTAACAGAGAAAGTAAGTACAGATTTTGCCGCAAGCCCAAGTACAGGATTTGGCGGCACCGGTGGAGGTGGCAGTTCAGGTGGCTATACAGTACCAAGCATGCCGCAGGGAACTGCTGGTAGTCGTTTTACGTTAGGGTTAAATGAAGCAGCCATCGATGCTAAACACGTATTGCATTTAAGTTTAACCGAAGGTTTAGATAGATTCTGGCCTTTTGGACAAAGTATTTTAGAAAACGTTTTCAAAGTCTATAAACAAAAAGAACTATTAGAAGATGCTATCTTAATCTATCGTGTACAACGTGCCCCGGAACGTAGAGTATTTAAAATTGACGTAGGTAATATGCCAAGTCATATGGCTATGGCTTTTGTTGATAGAGTTAAAAATGAAATTCACCAAAGACGTATACCTAGTGTACAAGGCGGTTCAAATTTCATGGATGCAACATATAATCCGTTGAGCATGAACGAAGATTACTTCTTTCCGGTAACTGCTGATGGTCGTGGTAGTGATGTTACTACATTACCCGGTGGTGATAATTTAGGTCAAATTGATGATTTGCGTTATTTTAATAACAGATTAGCACGTGGATTACGTGTGCCAAGTTCATATTTGCCACAAGGCCCGGAAGATAGCCCAACCCCATTAGCAGACGGTAGAGTTGGAACTGCTATGATTCAGGAGTTTCGTTTCAATCAATATTGTGAGCGACTACAGAAGTATATCAGTCAAAAACTAAATGATGAATTTAAATTATTCATGCGTTGGAGAGGATTTAATATTGATTCTAGTCTATTTGATATTAAATTTAATGCTCCGCAGAACTTTGCAGCCTATCGTCAATCAGAACTTGACACATCACGGGTAACTGTATTCCAGTCAATGGAAGCTTTCCCGTATATTAGTAAACGTTTTGCTATGCAACGATTCTTAGGGTTAACACAAGAAGAAATCGAAGAAAACAACAAACTTTGGTTTGAAGAACGTCAAGAACCAGAAGATAGTGAAGCTAGTGGAAGTGACTTACGTAGTATTGGTATAAGTCAAGGTGATATGGAAACTGATACTGAAACGGCTGAGAATTTAGAAGCAGGCCCGGATCCATTAGCTAGCCCAGATGGTATGCCAGTTGCAGTAGGCGGACCTGAAACTATGCCAATGGGCGGTGGCGCACCTGCACCAACTATGTGATAAATAGTATATAGGAAATATACAAGTGAAATTATTTGAAATGTTTAATCCATCTGTTGAAGGGTATCAAGATGTTACTAAAGATAACAGTCCGCCCAAGTGGAAAGAAACACGTAAAACAAAATTAACACTGCGTCAAATAAGAAAATTACGTAAAATGAATGATGTACGTAACTTTGAACGTACTAAAAATCTTAAAAAAATTCGCAAACAATTCACTCCTGTAGCCCCAGAAACTCCTGGATTATAACGCTACTAGTACTATCTGTACTAAAAACGTAAAAAAATAGCACATATTGAGTAGTTTTAGCAACTACTCACTAAATAACTTTACAAAGCCATTTCTACGTAGGAGAACAACAATGGATAACAAAAAATTTGAGCAGTTGATTGATTTAATTATCAATGAAGATGAAGATAAAGCACGTGCATTATTTCACGATATCGTGGTTGAAAAAAGCCGCGAAATTTATGAATCAATGATGGACGAAGACATGGGCATGGGTGGTATTCAAAACCGTGACCAAGTAGGTGGATTACAAAACGAAATCGGTGCCGAAGAACAAGGCATGGCTGAAGATGAAGATGAATTTGCTGACATTGAAATGGATGACGGCGAAGGTGAGATGGACGTCGACCTTGACAGCGATGACATGGACGACGGCGAGATGGGTGAAGAAGATTTAGAAGACCGTGTTGTTGACTTGGAAGATAAACTAGACCAGCTAATGGCTGAGTTTGAAGAAATCATGGGCAACGACGGTGAAGAAGACATGGGCGGCGACGACATGGGCGGCGACGAAATGATGGAAGGTGAAGATGAAGACCTTGAAGAAGGTGAAGAAGAAGTAACTGAAGCTGAAGATGATGAAGAAGCATTAGAAGAATCTATTCAACTACAAAAAGTTAAGAGTGTAACACATGGCGACAATGGTCAACAAACAAAGAGCCCAGTTGCTGGTAAGAACCCAATCGGTGCTCGCCCAGCTAACAAGCTAGGTGGACATGAGTCTACTACAGGTGGTACACAAAGTGGTTTGTTAAAGCCAACTCCAAGCACAATTCCTGGCAAGTATAAAAATGCCCCAGGCGCTACATTTAGCGAAAAAGGCGAAGCAGCACCAAAGCCAAAGCACGGTGATGACGGACAAAATACAAAGTCTATCACTAGCGAAAGCAAAAAGAGTGTTAAGAAGCCAGTAGCACAAGCTACTAAAAAGATTGTTAAAAGATAAGGTAACCTGAGATAATGGCTTTGTATCTCAAAGAGCATCTAACTTTCGACCGTGCCAGTATGGTGGTTGAGAGTGAAGGTGAAGGTAGCAAGAAGTCCCTTTATATGAAAGGGATATTCATTCAGGGTGGGGTAAAAAACGCTAACGAGCGTGTTTACCCTGTTTCTGAAATCGAATCTGCTGTAAATACTCTAAATGAACAAATTCAAACTGGTTATTCAGTTCTAGGTGAAGTAGATCACCCTGATGATTTAAAAATTAATTTGGACCGTGTATCACATATGATTACTCAAATGTGGATGGATGGTGCAAATGGATTCGGTAAACTAAAAATTCTACCAACTCCAATGGGACAGTTAGTGTCTACAATGTTGGAGAGTGGTGTTAAACTAGGTGTCAGTTCTAGAGGCAGCGGTAACGTTGATGATGGTTCTGGCAAAGTCAGTGACTTTGAAATAGTCACTGTGGATATTGTCGCACAACCAAGCGCACCCAATGCGTATCCCAAAGTAATTTATGAAGGTATGATGAATTTACGTCATGGTCATAGAATGCTGGAAATTGCAAAAGATGCTCAGGGCGATAAGAAAGTACAGAGATACCTGAAAGACGAAGTGGTTCGTCTTATCAAGGACCTCAAGATTTAAAGGGAAAAGATATGCTAGATGCAATCAAACCATTACTTGAGTCTGGACTAATCAATGAAGAAACCAGTGTCGCTATTAACGAGGCATGGGAATCAAAATTGAATGAAGCTAGAGAACAAGTACGTGCTGAACTACGTGAGGAATTCGCACAACGTTACGAACATGACAAACATGTAATGGTAGAAGCCCTTGATAAAATGGTTACTGATGGCTTGACAAGTGAAATTGAAGAATTTCAACTTGAAAAGCAAGCAATGAACGAAGACCGTGTTAACGCAAAACGCAAACTACAAGAAAATGCAGCCAAGTTTAATAATTTTATGGTAACTAAGTTATCAGAAGAAATCAAAGAACTACGTACTGAGCGTCAAATACAAAAAGAAAGTCAACAAAAGTTAGAACAATTTATTGTTCATGCTCTTGCCCGTGAAATTAAAGAATTCGCACAAGATAAACAAGCTGTTGTTGAAGCTAAGGTTAAGTTAGTTGCAGAAGGTCGTAAACAACTAGAAACATTAAAGGCACGTTTCGTGTCTGAAAGTGGAAAACGTGTTAACGAAGCTGTAAGTAAACATCTAAAAGGTGAAATGAGCCAATTGAGAGAAGATATTATGACCGCACGTGAAAACGATTTTGGTCGCCGTATCTTTGAAAGTTTTGCTAGTGAATTCAGTGCTACTCATTTAAATGAGAAGGCTGAAACACGTAAGTTAATGCAAGCATTAATGAAAAAAGACGAACAATTAGCTGAGTCTACAAAGAAAATCGCTGAAACTAAGCAATTAGTTGAAAGCACACAACGTGAAGTCCGTATTATTAAAGAATCAACTAATCGCCAACAAGCGATGGATGAATTGCTAAGTACCCTTAATAAGGAAAAAGCAGTATTAATGCGTGACTTGCTAGAAAGCGTCCAGACACCTCGTCTACAAGCCGCTTTCGATAAGTATCTACCAGCAGTGCTGAATAATATCAATGAAAGAAAAGAGCCTAAAAAGCAAATGATTTCAGAAAATATTAAAGCAGTCACCGGGGATAAATCTGCCATTAAACAATTCGAAGTCGAGCCGCGTGATAACGTGATTGACCTTAGACGTTTGGCAGGGCTCTAAACAAAGACATAATTTAGGAGAAATATAAATGTCACAAGTTCTATTAGAAAGCCGTTGGGACGAAACCAAAGAAGCCCTACTTGAAGGTCTTAAAGGTAATCGCCGCTCAACAATGAGTGTTATCTTAGAAAACACTAAAAAACAGTTACTATCTGAATCTTCAGCTGGTACAACAACATCTGGTAATATTGCTACATTAAACCGTGTGATTCTTCCGGTTATCCGTCGTGTCATGCCAACAGTTATCGCTAACGAGTTGGTTGGTGTTCAGCCAATGACAGGACCAGTTGGTCAAATTCACACTCTACGTGTTCGCTATGCTCAGTCTTTAACAGACAACAGCACAGCCGCAACAAGCGTAACAGCTGGTGAAGAAGCATTGAGCCCATTCAAAATTGCTCAAGCATACTCAACACAGACAAATGCATCTGGTTCATCATCTATCTATACTGGCAATAACACTGCTACTTTAGAAGGTAATGGCGGTAAGCAAATTTCTGTGCAAATCTTGAGACAAGCTGTTGAAGCTAAGTCACGTAAATTGCAAGCACGTTGGACATTTGAGGCAGCACAAGATGCTCAGTCTCAACATGGTATTGACGTAGAAGCAGAAATCATGGCTGCTCTAGCACAAGAAATTACTGCTGAAATTGACCAAGAGATTCTATTGAGTCTAAACACATTGGCTACAACAGAGTATACATATAACCAAGCTACCGTTTCAGGTACAGCTACATTCGTTGGTGACGAGCATGCCGCATTGGCAGTTCTAATCAATCGTGTTGCTAACTTGATTGCTCAACGCACACGCCGTGGTGCTGGTAACTGGGCAGTTGTATCTCCAGCAGCCTTGACAGTATTGCAATCTGCAACTACTTCAGCATTTGCACGTACAACAGAAGGTACATTCGAAGCTCCAACTAACACAAAACTAGTTGGTACATTGAATGGTGCTATGCGTGTATTCGTAAACAGCTACGCACAAGACACAGCTCCTGTACTAGTTGGTTACAAAGGTTCTAGCGAAACAGATGCGGCAGCATTCTATTGCCCATACATCCCATTGATGTCATCTGGCGTTGTTTTAGATCCATCAACTTTCGAACCAGTCGTATCATTTATGACACGTTATGGTTACATTGAGTTGACAAACACTGCATCATCTTTCGGTAATGCGGCTGATTACTTGGGCGCTATCGCTGTAAGTAATCTTACATTCCAATAATCTTTTCATAGGGATGGGAAGTAAGAAGCACTCTTCGGAGTGCTTTTTTTTGGATACCGCAAAGTAGTATCCTTAAAAAATGATAAATAAATAATATAATGATAATTTGGAACATACATGTCTATAGCAGGAGATTCATTTAACGCAGTCGGTGGGTATACAATAGGTATACCACCTATACCAGTAATTACTGGAAATAGTAGTAGTGATGTTACTACACTTAGTGTTACCTATGCCAATATTGCTACTAGTGCAAATATAGGCGGAGTGTTAATTAATGCTAATACTATATCTGGTGGTTTATTTCTGGGGAATTTTCAAGGTAACATCGTGGGTAATGTTGTTGTTGGTGGATTAGATACCCAACTTTTATTTAATGATAGCGGAAACATTGGGGCTGACCCAGGATTTACATTTGATCCAGCTACACAAGAAGCAGAAATTTCGGGAGTGTTAAGTGTTGGAACACTGTCATTGGGTATAGGGGTAAATCAAGTTACATCTAGTACTGTAACTAGTGCGGCAACAAGTAGTTCAAATCCAGATCAGGTGTTACATTATTTAATAGCAAGTGAGGTGTGTTCGTTAGATTATACTATTATTGCCACACAAATGGACATAGTAACAGAACTTCCAATAGCTAGACAAACTAGTAAATTGTTTGCAACAAAATTGAATACAGAAGTAAGTTATTATGAATATGGTTCGATTGATTTACCTGCACTAACTGCACATAGTGTAGCAGATTTTAAAGTTAGATATAATTTAGGTAATATTGAACTTACAGCAGAACCTACGTCAAGCGGTACTACCGTGTACAAGATTAGTATAATAAGTTATAAAGAATAAGGAAAATAAAAATGGCAATTAAGACCTTTAACTCAGTTGGTGGATTCTCAGTAGGAGAATCGATCACCACAGTAATAGATTCAAACTCTAATGTCACAGCATCATATGCTAACTTTAGTGGAAACGTATCAATATTTCAAGGTAATGTAGATGCATTAAGAATCAAAACTGATAATCTACTATATGCAAATGGTGATCCATGGGACTTTGATTCTGCAAACGGTTCAACCGATTACGTTCAATTTAAAGGTAGTTCAGGTGACTTAGCAGGTAATATTAATTTTACATTCAGCGAATCTGGAAATCTATTCAGTGCTAATAGCAACGCAAATATTGCCGGAGCAAGATTTGTATACGAAAATGGTAATGCTAATGTAACTGCAAATTACTTTATTGGTAAATTTGATGGAGCTATTAGTGGTGCAATTTCTAGTCCTGGTAGTAATACTGAAGTTGCATTCAATGATGACGGCATATTAAATGTAAGTAGCAAACTTACATTTATTAAAACTAGTGGTAACTTAACCGTAACCGGTAATGCAGATTTAGGTAATCTAACAACTAGTAATTATTTTCATGGATACTTTGATTCATTATCAAACAATCAATCTAACATCACTCAAGTCGGTACACTAATAAATGCTAATGTATCGGGTAATCTTGCCGTGGGTAACGTTGCTAACGTAGGAAACTTAAAAGTAAACACTGCTGTAGTTTCTAATTTAATACCTAGCGTTGATAACACATATACATTAGGTAATGCAACTAATATGTGGGGAAATATTTGGACTGGTTCAAATATTTGGATTGGCACAGGGGATGCATACCTAAAAGCTAGCGGTGATGTTATACAAACTGCTAACATAAACGTTTTCAGTAAAACAACTACACTTGATTTGAAAGTTAGACAAGATTCTACTTTTGACAGAGATGTTACTATTTCAGGTAACTTAACTGTTTCAGGTACAACTACATATATCAATGCAACTAACTTAAGTACTATTGATCCTTTGATTAGTTTAGGTGCTGATGCTGCCGGCGGAAATATAGCATCATATGATGGCAAAGACCGCGGTTTAGTATTACGTAACTACAATGCAGTAGCAGATAGAGTTAATAACCAATTTCTAGGTTGGAGTTCTGCAAGTAATGAATTTAGAGCAGTTGCAGATATATCAAGTATCATTCAGGAAGTTGTAACCCCAAATGCAAGTGCAACAGGTAGTGGTTATGCTAATGTACGTGCATATAACTTTTTGGGTAATGTATATGGCACAGTTAAAACAGCGGCCCAAGGAGATATCACTAGTTTAGGTACTCTTACTGGGTTGACGGTTCACACAGCCGGAATGACCGGTAATGTAACAACTGATAATGCTAATGTACTCGGTGTACTTAAAGTAAGTGGGTTAACATATCCAATTGCTGATGGTACGGCACATCAAGTTTTAGAAACTGACGGATCTGGCACATTATCATTTACTACCATTGACACGTATCGTATTGCAAATGGTACAAGTGTTGTAACAGTTAATGGCCCCGGTGGTAACATAGAACTTACATCAGCGGGTGTTACTACGCTTACAGTAACAGATACTTGGGCAAATGTTACCGGTAATGCCTACGTTTCAAATAATTTTACAGTAAACAATATTGCTACTGTAGGTAGCCTAACATTTAAATCATATTCTGCAGCCGACGGATCTCAATTATCAACTACATCTAGTATAAGAACTCAATCGTTTACTACAACCAGCATATCAAGCAATCAAACTATTGCTCAAATTGATATAACTGGTACAGGATATAGAGCCGCAGAATTTTTTATTAAAGGTGAGAACCCTGCAGGGGGTAAATACACTGTGGCCACAGTACATGCTATACATAATGGGTCTACACTAGTTGATTGGGTGGTATTTGGTTCGGTGAATATAGGTGCCGCATTGCATACAGGATATAGTGTAACATTAACGGCAGGCACAACACTTAGATTGAGAGTCTCCCCTTCAACTACGGATTCAATTGTTTGGACAACACAGATTAGATTAATTTAAGTTAGGCCACATAACGGAAAATTATATGGCAATTAAAAAGTTCAACTCAGTAGCGGGGTTCTCAGTTGGAGAACAAGATTACGTTATAGATGTAGTCGATGACCAAGCCAATATCACTGCTAATAACCTAACCGTAGGTAATATTACCTCATTGGGTGACGTAGGTAATGTAAAAATTACCGGTGGTAGTGCCAACTACGTACTGAAAACTGACGGATCTGGTAATCTATCTTGGGCTACTGCTAAAGCTGGTGGTGGTTCTCCAGGTGATACATATGTACAGTTTAATGACGGTGGTGAGTTTGCCGGAGTAGCAGATTTTACTTTTGATAAAACTGCAAAATTACTTACTGTAACTGGTAATATTACAACTGGTAATTTATCTGGTGGAAATCTAATAACAGCTAACTACGCTAGTTTTAGTTCAAATCTAATTTCAGGTAATGCTAACTTAGGTAATCTAGCTACCGCTAACTATGTAACTATCTCATCTAACTTAATTTCAGGCAATGCTAACTTAGGTAATTTAGCAAGTGCTAATTTTATAGATATATCAGCCAACTTAACATCAGGTAATGCAAGTCTAGGTAATTTAGCAACAGCAACTTATGTAACTGTATCAGCCAACTTAATTTCAGGCAATGCTAATCTCGGTAACGTAGCTAGTGCTAATTTTATAAACATATCATCTAACTTAACTAGTGGTAATGCAAATCTTGGTAACTTATTAACTGCCAACTATGTAACTGTAGCCGCTAATTTAATTTCAGGCAATGCTACCTTAGGTAATTTAGCAAGTGCTAATTTTGTCACCGTAAGTTCTAATATCACTGCTGGTAATATAAACGCCGGTAATGTACTAGTAGCTAATTATATTAGTGGTACACTTGATTCATTGTCAAATAACCAATCTAATATCACTAATGTAGGTACATTATTAGGATTAAGTGTATACGGAAACACTTACATGAATGGTAACTTACATGTAAGTGGTAATATATCGTATATAAACACTGTTATAACATTTGTAGTTGATCCTATCGTTGAGCAAGGCGGTGCGGCAAATAATGCTAGCGCATTGTCAACTGATGATGGAAAAGATAGAGGTACTCTACTTCATTATTATGATGAAAATATTACTGCACCCGTTGATGCATTTATGGGTTGGAAAAATGCATCTGATGAATTTATCTTTGCTAGTAATGTATCAGTATCAAATGACATAGTAACAGTAAACGAATATGGCAACGTACATGCTAATTACTTTATAGGTAAACTATCTGGGACCGGAGACTTAACATCGTTAGATGTATCAGGTAATATAACCGCAGGTAATATAATTGGACCATTAGCTAATGGCAATAGTAATGTAAATATACCAGTAGCTAATGGTAATATAAATTTTAGCGTATATGGAAATGCCAATGTAGCCATTATCACTTCAACGGGTGCTAATGTTAACGGTTATGCAAATATTTCAGGTCTTGTTAGTGCAGGTAATCTAACAACAGTTGGAAACATTACGGCTGGTAATGCAAGTCTTGGTAATTTAGCAACTGCAAACTACTTTACTGGTACACTAACGACCGCAAGTCAACCTAATATTACAACAGTTGGTACATTAACTAACTTAGATGTAGCAGGTAATTTGACCGTAGGAGGAACATTTACGTATGTAAATGCTACTGTATCTTCTATTACTGACCCATTGATTGATTTGGGTAATGGTTCTAACAACGCCGGACTTACCAGCAATGATGGTATGGATAGAGGTGCAGTATTGCATTACTATGTAGGCAGTCCTGGTACCGGCACAGCAGTTGATGCGTTCATGGGTTGGGATAATAGTAATAGTGAATTTGTATTTGCTAGCAATGTAACTGTAGTAGATAATGTAATCACATTTAATGAAATTGGAAATGTTAGGGCTAATACTCTTACTACAATAGGTAATTTAACAATTGGCGGAACTCTCAATGTAACAGGTGGAATTTCCGGTAGTGTTGGTAATGCTATACCATTGGGCTATCCAACCGATGCAAACTTAATTACTCCCGGAGCTCTAGATATATGGACAACTACTACAACAGTAACAGATGCAATTGATGACTTAAACGAAGTAATGTTGAATGTTGTTAAAGGAACATTTGTTGGTAACGTAGATTTTACTGCTAGTGTAGTAGCAGGACCCAGCCCATTAACACTTACTTTTAGTAGAACATTTAATGGAACTGGCACTAACTATCTATGGGATTTTGGTGATGGTACAACAAGTACTAGTTCAACACCTAGTAAGACGTATACGAATTTGTCAGGTGGACAATTTACAGTTACATTAACAGTAAGTAACAGTAGTGGTTCGGGTGCTGGAGCAAGTGATAGTAAAATTAAAACAGACTATATAACATTATACACACCAACTCCAATCCCAAGTTTCACCTTAAGCAAAACTGCGTTAGATACCGGTACTAGCTTAAGTGTAACAAACACAAGTCAGTATGCACAAAGTTATGTGATACATTGGGGTGACGGTACAAGTGATGCTATTGCATCAAATGGTGTACCTGGCGGTGTAGGTGGCGGGGCAAAAACACATACCTATACTATAACCGGATCAGCAGATACTAGATATCAACCATATATTATAGCTACAAGTACTACTGCAGGACCTAGTCCAGTAAGTGTAACCAGTTCTACACAAAATGTATATGTTTATAAAACACATAGTCCAACCTTTACATATACTACACTAGAAGGTAATAACGATTATACTTTAACACCTGATGGATGGAATGTTACATTTACTAATACAACACCTGCAGGCGTAGGAGCAACAAGTACGTTCTCTGGTAATTATTATAAATGGACATGGGGTGATGGTACCACAACAAGCGTAAACGCTGGATCAGGTAGTGCGGGTGACAGAAGTGTAAATATAACACATAAATTTAGTTTAACTAATCCTGCAGTAAATCAAAATTTTACAGTTAACCTAGAAGTTTATAATGGACATTCTACTAGCCCATTCAGTTCAATTACAGTAACAGTAACGGTGCATCCTGATCCACAATCAATATTTACAGGTACAGCAGTAACAACATCAGACAGAACAGGTGATTCCGTACAAAAAGGATATTTATTTACTGATTTGAATGGATTGAATAGAGCAATATTCCGCTTTACTAACACTTCATTGAATACTGACACATATAAATGGACATGGGGAGATACCACTGATAGTGGAATAATAACTAGTGGTTCAGGAACTCCTAGTGCTACGATAGACTATACTTATACTGCTACAGGTACATACACAGTTAGCTTATTAGCAACAGGCACATATAGCGAATCTGCTAGTGATGATACTAATACTAAGGCTAGTTATATAACTGTTGCATCAGCTCCGGCTGCACCATCAGGATTGTCTACGGTAACATTAACAATGAGTACGGCAAGCGCTGGTACAACTCCATACTTGGCCGCAAGTGCTACTGATAATTCAGGTGGCGGTATACCACTAGCCGGCACACTTGTTACTAGATATGTAACAGGAACTGTAGTAACTTCAACTGTCAGTGACATATATAATTCATATACTGGTACATTGTCTGCGTTATTTAACGGTAGTACTGATGGTTCTAAAACCTTCACTAGTGGTAGTGATACGGGAACATATGGTAACTTAGTTATTACGGTAGATAGAGATGCACATTTAGTAAGTGCAAGCACATACCCTAGTGATTTTTATAAAGTGTTTAGTGGATACTACACTACAGCATTGAGCGGAGTAACAGTTGGTTTTAATAATATAAAATTATCACACACTACTACCGGTGATTCAAGCACAGTTGGTTTTGTTAAAGATGATGTAACATTGACACCCACGGTTGATGTAAGTATTGCAACATTGACAGAAGGCACACCAGGTACATATCGTTATATTTCAGGTATACCATATTACAATACCGGTAGTCCAGTATTAACATTAACAACAGCAAAAATATATAACTGGATTGGACAAACATATTTAGGTCCATATAATACTGCAACGCCATTCACAATTGAAGCTAACCTTAACTATGAATCAACTACTGGTGCAGTAATTTCTTCTCAAACTAAAACATATGCACAGTTGAATACTAGTGCACCAAGTAGTTTCTTAACAGGAAATAATCCAAATAGTGATACAGGAAAAGATAGTGGAAGTCCTGCAACAGTAGGTCCACAAAGCATAAGTATTAGTGCATCTTCTGTATTATCTGTACAAGATATCAGAGTTAAAGCAACTAACGTAAATGGAACTGGAAGCACTAGTGTGATTAGTAAAAAAATTCAAGTATTCACCGCTACACCAACTGGTTTTGTGGAAACTAGTATTACTTACGGAGCTACTACTGCTAAACGTATTGTTATATCCGGGGCAACTGGTGCCAACCCAACATACAATAGTGCAACAAATTATTACTCATCTTTCCCGTGGACAGGTGTACAAACAATTGCAGGCACAGATGAAGCAATAGTTCGTTGGAATCAATTAAAATGGTTTAATACTGATTTAAGTACAGGTTACTTACCAGTAGGACCAGATTTGAATACAGGAAGAACTAGTGGATATCAATATTTCCGTGGTGCATTTTCTAAAACACTAGTTCAAAACTTTAGTGTCACTATAACAGGTAAGATATCAGGATTATTCTTTGCAGCTCCAGGAACAACCATTGACGCGGCTAGTGGTTTAAATGGATGGATAGACGCATCAGTAACATATGCAGGTGGAGGCGCACCTGGTTCAAATACTGGTGCCGGCGGCAATGGCGGCAACGGATGTGCAAAAACAAATGCAGACAAAGTTCCTTTAGGATCAGTAATTTCAGGGACAACATATAACATGACACTAGGGTCAATAAGTACTTCAAATTCTACAGGCAATCAAGTGCTATTCAGCATAGTATTAGCATCCGGGGATTATGTATCTTCATGGAGTTTTAGTTAATGGCACTAAGTACCACTGAACAACTTGACTATTTGTGGAAAAAGATAGGTTACGGTGTAACCAAAACTGATAGCGCAAGTAATAAATTAGCATTTAACGAATCCATAGCAAGTCCGTTATTGCTTAGAGCCGATAAATTATGGACTCAAGCCGGAGAAATTCCCGGAGTTAAACCTACAACCACATCTAGTGTTGTAAGAATATATAAAGATGGTAGTGGCTCATGGACATCAACTGTTAGGTGTGTAGAAGATACTACATCATCTGATAATAGAACTTGGAAGACTAATTCGACAGATTGGATTCCCCCTGAATTTGGTTCTACCTATCTTGTTACAGTATATATTGATAGTAATACTTCTACTACACCGCAATCAACTGGTACTCAATTATTTGCAGCCGGCGCAAGCGGTAGTAGTAATGACGAATGGTTCTTTGATTATCAATCAGGTGTATTATATTTTATAGGTACTAATTTACCAACTGATATTGCATCTGGTGTTACGGGCAAAAGTATATACATAAGTGGTGCTAGATATATTGGTACATTTGGTATTAGTGGTTCAGTATCTAGTACAAGTGCTGACTTAGGCAATATTCATATTGAACAAAATACAATATCATCTAGTAATACTAATGGAAACATTATATTAGATCCAAATGGTACAGGTGTTACTAACATTATAGGTAATTTGAATGTATCTGCTACTAGTAATCTAGGTCCAACGTCTAATGTAGTAATTACCGGTGGAACTATTGGTCAATTTTTACAAACTGATGGCTATGGATCATTAACATGGGCTACAGTAGACTCATTTAAAATTGCAAATGGCACATCAGAAGTATACACGTATCTAAATGGTAATGTTGGTATTAGTGCAGGTGGGACTAGTAATGTAGTTGTTGTAACATCGACCGGAGCTACATTATCCGGTACGTTAACTGCAGGAAATCTTACTGCTACCAATGACGTAGTTATTGGTGGTAACTTAACTGTTAGTGGAACCACACAATATATTAACGTAACTTCTACAGTAATTAAAGATCCTATTATTGAATTAGGTGGGGAAGCAAATGCGGGTCCTCTAATAACCAACGACACAAAAGACAGAGGTACATTATTACATTATTACACAACTAAAACAGTCGATGCATTTATGGGTTGGGATAACTCAGCTAGCGAATTTGCATTTGGTAGTAATGTCTCAGTAACTGATAATATAATAACGTTTAATGAACTAGGAAATATCCGAGCAGGTAATGCAAATCTTGGTGATATAGCATCAGCTAACTATTTTGTAGGTAATGGAACTTATTTAACCGGACTTGATACTGTAAGTGTAGGTGTTAGTACAGTCGCATTAAAGCTAGCAAATGGTACAAGTAACGTAAACATTCCGGTACAAAACGGAAACATAACTTTTGGTGTTAGTGGAAATAGTAATGTAGTAGTAGTAACTGGTACTGGAATAAATGTAGCAGGAACGTTAAACACCGGGATATATACTGCAAATTTTGGTAACGCAGGTATTACAAATACGTTATTAGTAGGTAATATTGTTACTGGTAGCGGAAGTGGTGGTAACATCTCTGGTGCAGATTATATTACTGCAAACATATTACAAGGTGTATTAACGTCCGGTACTAGCAATGTAAATATTCGTTCATCTGGTGGCAATGTAACTTTGAGTGTAGGCGGTACTGCCAACGTTCTTACGGCAACTACTACTGGTATAAATTTACTTTATAGCACTACTAGTATTGCTAATTTAGGTAATTTAGTAACTGCTAATTACGTTTCTGTAGCTGGAAATATTTCTACATCGGGTATAAAAACAGACAATTATTATTATGCTAATGGTTCTCCTCTAGATGTACAACAACCTGCTGGTTCTGATTCTCAATTACAGTTTAACGATAGTAGTGATTTTGGTGCAAGTTCCAAACTAACATTTAATAAAACTACTAATGTGTTTGCTGTTACCGGCAATATAACTGGTAGTAATGCTAGTTTAGGTAATTTAGTAACCGCTAATTATATAACTGTATCAGCTAACTTAACTTCAGGCAATGCAAGTCTTGGTAATTTAGCATCAGCCAATTATGTAACGGTAAATTCAAATTTGATTGCAGGTAATGCAAACATTACAAGTACATTAAAATCTAAAGATATCGATGTTACCGGTAATGCTACTATTGCCGGAAATTTAACAGTTAATGGTAATTTCACATATGTACAAAGCACTGTTACGTATGTTACTGATCCTATTGTTGAACAAGGTGGAGGTACCGGTGCAGCCGCATTAATAACAAATGATACTAAAGATAGAGGTGTAGTATTACACTATTATACAACTAAAGCAGTTGATGCTTTTATGGGTTGGGATAATAGTAACGGGGAGTTTGCTCTTGGTAGCAATGTATCAGTCACTGACAACATTGTAACATTTAATACATTTGGAAATATAAGAGTTGGTAACGCAGTACTTGGCAACTTAGCTACTGTCAACCATGTAACCGTATCAGCTAACTTAACATCAGGGAATGCTAACTTAGGTAATCTAGCTACTGCTAACTATGTAACTATCTCATCTAACTTAACATCAGGGAATGCTAACTTAGGTAATCTAG